CTCGTATAACGGCTATACTCGTATCACCCTTGTGCCTGCATCCTCTTACGATGAAGCGGTAAGGGTCATGGCACAACTCAAACATCACGGGCGCATCGTCACCCCTGATCAGCCCATCGCATAATCCATAATCATGGCCTCAATCTCAGACCTAAAGTTTGACCATAAGAACGCTCGTAAGCGCACCAACTCCTCCAGCACCCTCATACGCGAATCGCTACAGCGTTACGGTGCTGCACGCTCTATCGTCATTGACGAAGACAATCGCATCCTTGCCGGTAACGGCACCATCGAAGCTGCCAAGGCCCTAGGCCTCGACAAGCTCAAGGTCATTGAAGCCGCAGGCGATGAAATCATTGCCGTCAAGCGCACTGGCCTCTCCGAGCACGACAAAGTAGGCCTGGCCCTAGCCGATAACCGTGCTGCTGAACTGTCAGAGTGGGACGCTGAAATGCTCCACCAGCTCAGCGAAGAACACGACCTCAAACCCTGGTTTGAACCAGAAGACCTCGAGCAGCTGCTCAGCCAAACCCAAACCCTTGACCCCGTAGAAGGCAACACTGACCCTGACGAGGTTCCAGAGCCCCCAGCTGATCCCATCACCAAGCCCGGTGACCTCTGGATTCTCGGCAACCATCGCCTCCTCTGCGGCGATTCCACCGACCCTCTGGCCCTAGAGCGTCTGATGGAAAACAAACCCGCAGACCTTTGGCTCACTGATCCTCCATATAACGTCTCCTACGAAGGCAAAACCAAAGACGCTCTCACAATCAAAAATGACTCAATGTCTAACGCTGCTTTTAGGCAGTTTCTTGTTGATGTCTATAACACCGCCAATTGCTTCCTCAGACCTGGCGCATCATTTTATATCTGGCACGCAGACTCAGAAGGTTTTAACTTTAGAGGAGCTGCATTTGACGTAGGCTGGAAAGTTCGCCAATGTCTTGTCTGGGTCAAATCCGTTATGGTCATGGGACGTCAAGACTATCAATGGAAACATGAACCCTGTCTATACGGCTGGACTGAAGGTGCTGCACACTTCTGGGCCTCAGATCGCAAGCAAACTACCGTCCTTGAATTTGATAAGCCTCGTCGCAACGGTGAGCACCCAACCATGAAGCCCGTTGACCTCTTTCAATACCTCATGGGCAACTCCACCAAACAAGGCGATATCGTTCTCGATTCCTTCGGTGGTTCTGGCACCACCCTTATCGCAGCAGAACGTACTCACCGTCACGCTCGCCTCATGGAACTCGACCCCGTCTACTGCGACGTCATCGTCAAACGCTGGGAAGACTTCACGGGCCACACCGCCGTCTGTATCCCATCAGACGCTCACTTCACGGAGTCCCAGGAGGCAGCCTAATGGCCCCACCTCGTGGCCCTAAAAAAGAAACCCTCGAGCGTGCTCAACGCTTTGCTCGCATCATCGCTAATGGCGGAAGGCGCTCAGATTGCATCCGCTACGCACGGGAAAACTGGGGGGTTAAAGACGATGCCTGTGACCTTTACCTTCGCATTGCTCGTGAGCAGCTCAAGGCCGACTGGGATCTAGAACGACCCCAAATGGTCGCAGACCTGCTCTCCCAATGCTCCACCCTGCAAATGGAAGCTCGTCGTGCTGGGCAGTATCACATCGCTCTGGGTGCCATTAACACCGCTGCCAGGCTGGCGAAAATCTGTTCGTGACCATCCTTGCTGAATCCTCCGGTCACGTCCTCTATGCCGATAGCTCGGCATCCTCGGCACCCTCTACCACCGAAGTCCTAGCCCGCATCCAGGCCAACCTCCTCCCCCATCAGCAGGCCTTCTGTCAAGACACCACACACCGCAAACTCGGCCTAGTTTGCGGCTTCGGTGCTGGCAAAACCTATGGCCTCGTTGCTAAAGCCGTCACCCTGGCAGCACAGAACATCGGCTATGCCTCGGCACTCTTTGAACCTGTTGCCCCCATGCTCCGCGACATCCTCGAGCGGACCATGGATGACCTCCTGACCGAATGGCAGATCCCCTTCACTTTCCGCGTTAGCCCCCTTCCTGAATACGTCCTGACCTTTGCCGAAGGGGAGCACACCATCCTGCTGCGGACCATGGAAACCTGGAACCGCATCCGTGGTCAGAACCTTTGTGCCATCGGCTTTGATGAAGCTGACACCGCCCCGATGCGCGTTGCAGAGAATGCAACAAGGATGGCCCTAGCCCGCTTGCGTGCTGGCAACATCCGTCAGTTTTACGCGGCTACCACACCAGAAGGTTACGGCTGGGCATTCCAAACGTTCCAGCGTGATGCCAAGGAAGACACCCGCCTGATTCAAGCCAAGACAGAAGATAACCCCCATCTACCGGATGACTTCATCCCCAGCCTGGTTGACAACTATCCAGCCAACCTGATCCAGAGCTACCTAAATGGGGAATTCGTCAACTTGACGACGGGCACGGTCTACGACCGCTTCAATCGTGCTCACCACGTCCGACCACTTCCGCCACTCATTGATCCCACTACGAAAATCCAAAAAGATTACGATCACAGTAGACCCCATCCAGATGAGACCATTCTGGTCGGTATTGACTTCAACGTCGGCAATACCAACGCAGTCATGGCCGTTCGCCGTGATCGTGAACTATTCATCTTTGATGAGGTGGCCGCTGCACACGACACCGATGCTCTAGGAAAAGAGATCCGCCGTCGATTCCCAGACTCGAGAATCCTTGGATACCCCGACGCATCAGGCCGCAACCGCTCCACCAACAGCTCTAGGTCTGACATTGCCATCCTGCAGAGCTACGACATCAGCAACATGGCACCCTCGGCCAATCCACCCGTCAGGGATCGGGTGGCCAGCGTCCAAGCAGCCTTGGAGAACGGAAACGGTGACACCCGGCTATGGATCAGCCCAACCTGCAAGAAGCTGATTGAATGCTTGGAGCTGCAGTGCTGGACGGAAAAGGGCGAACCTGACAAGGAAAACGGCTACGACCACATGAACGACGGCCTCGGCTATCTCGTGCATCGTCTGTTCGAGGTAGGCCGAGCTACCGCAGGCAAACCCGTTCGCGGTATTCGCCTCTATTGAAGGTACAATAGGTGGAGCAGCGGGGCGCCAACCCCCTGCCCCCGGTCACCTGCACTACCAGGCAACATGGACATCTTGACACGGCTTCATCTTTTTGCGTTTGCTAAAGCTGGAGGGCACGTAGCTCAGCCCCAGCAGCAGGAGGTGAAGTGATGACTGACTTCCGTGCGCTATGCGCTGAGCTGGCCGACTCGGTTGAGCTGTTGCTTGAAATGCGAGCGGTTGACGCTAAGCCGATGGCTATTACCGAAGATCGCCTCTCCCGCGCCCGCGCTGCCTTGGCCCAGCCCGAGCCGCAGGGGCCGAGTGATGAGGCCATCTCCACCGAGCTGGAGCAGGCGGCTGACACCAACACTACGGAGACAACACCATGACCACTGAACATCCGATCGCCCTGCCGTCAGAATTATTTGAAGAATGGATACGTCTACCAGTAAGCACTAAACAGCTTCTTGAGACTGCTGTCCAATGGGGTGCTGACATGGAGCTGGAGGCGTGCTGTGAGTGGCTGGACTACAACTGCCCCTCTGTCGGTGCACACCATCTCCGCTCTGATCGTCGCCCCAATCCGCCGAGTTTGAAGCAGCAGGCGCTGGAGGAGCTGAGAACGATTGAAATGACGGATCTGGTGATTACCGACACCATCCGCCGTGCCCTGGAGGCCCTGCCCGATGACTGAGCAACAACAGCATCGCATTGCAGCGCTGGAGACAGCAGCAAGTATTGGCCCGCCCGTCACACCAGCCAATACTTCAGCCCCCGCCGATTCGCTGGTGGAGCGGGTGGCCAAAGCGCTTCTTCGCTCTGAAGACGGAGGTTGTTGGACCGATACCGACTCCGCAGTCAACTGGAAACCTGAAGCCCGCGTCGCGATCCGTGAGGTGGCAGCTTGGCTGGATACCAAAGGTCAGCATGGCTGCTCCCTATGGCTGCGTGAGGAAGCCAACCGCTAACCGGGTCTGCTGGCGGAAAGCTAAAGGCAAAGATCCGCCCTGCCATGGCCCGTTCCTATAAGCGCGATAAAAACGGTCGATTCTCCGGTACAGGAGGTGGTGGTAGCAGTGGTGGTGGCAGCAAAGCAGCGACCACACGCAAGGCCAATACTGCTCGAGCAGCTGAGCTGAAAGCTAAGGGCACCACTGGCCTTGGTGATCGCCTCAAAGCTAAAGGCTTCAGTGGTGGCAAAGGTGCTCAGGAGCGTGCTGGTGGCCTTCGTAGCAGTGCCTCTGCATCTGGTAAAGGTGTGGCCTTCACTGTTGGCAAAGGCGGCAAAATGTCCAGCGGCCAGGCTGCTGCAACTAGCGGGGCCATCAAGGCTGCAGCAAGTGCCAAGTCCAAGGCAGGCAATGCTGGCAAAGCTCCTGCACGCACTGATAAGGCACCAGCAAGTGCTGCTAAGGCTCGTTACAAGCAGCTCAGTGGTGCTGCCCGCAAGAGTTCACCGTTCCGTTCTGCTGCTGATAACCGCAAGGCAGCAGGCGCCAACCGCAGCTTGAAAAGCATGATTGCTAAGCGCGGACGTGGTTGATCGCCGCTAACTTCAATCATTCGCCCTAACAAGGATCATGCCAACCGTTACTGCCGTAGGGCGCATCCTCAAGTCAAAGCACGGTGAAGCCAGGATTCACCACGTCATTGCCATTGATGTTGATGGCACCGTGTCCACTCGCATCAAACGCGTCCTTAAGCCGGAAAGCTAGAACATGCTTAATACCACCGGCCCTGTTCAGCTTCTGACCACGCCCAGCATCCTTGATCTTCGTGTTCAGGATCCTGGCCTTGCCTGGAGGCGGATGCAACCCCGTTGGGAGTTGCTTGAGGCACTCTCCGGTGGCACCCTCCAAATGCAGGCCCTAGCCACCAAATGGCTGCCGCAGGAACCCAAGGAAGCTGACGAGTCATATAAGAACAGGCTGGCCAGCTCGATCTGCCCGCCATACTTCCAGCGAATGGAAGCCATGCTGGCCGGCATGGTGACCCGTAAGCCTATCCGGCTTGATGGTGTTTCTGATGTTGTAACCGAGCACCTGTATGACGTAGACCTACAGCAAAACGATCTACAGGTCTGGGCCTATAACTTTTGCCGTCAGCTTATACGTTACGGCCACATGGGCGTTTTGGTTGATTATGGCCGTGGCGAAGATGGCCAAACTACTGATCGTCCGTATTGGGTTAGCTATACCCCTCGGGATATTCTTGACTGGCGTGCAGACCTGCGGGATGGCACGCAGAAGCTGACCATGCTCAGGCTGCATGAACGCCTAGAGCTGCCCTACAACGAATGGGGCACCGAGGTGGTTGAGCAGGTCAGGGTGCTCGAGCCTGGCCGGTTCCGGTTGTTCCGCAAGCGTCCCAGTCAAGGTGGCGACTGGACGTTGGTTGATGAAGGTCAGACCAGCCTGCCTGATATTCCCTTTGCCGTGGCCTATGCCAATCGCATTGGCCTGTTGGAGTCGGCTCCGCCGCTGGAAGAGATCGCCTGGCTGAACCTCAAGGCATACCGCTGCGATAGTGACCAGTCCAACCTGCTCCATATCTCCGCTACCCCTCGGCAGTTTCTGTACGGTGTGCCTGCAGAGCTGGATGAGATTGACGCTGGGCCCGAGTCGGCCATTGCGTTGCCGCAGGATGCACGGGTCGAGTTTGTTGAGCCTGCCGGTCAGAGCTTCCAGGCCCGCTTCCAGCAGCTGGAAAAGATCGAACAGCAGATCAATCAGCTTGGGTTGGCGGCGATCATCGGGCAGAAGATGGCAGCAGAAACGGCCAGTGCTAAGGCCATTGACCGCAGTCAAGGCGATTCAGCCCTGATGAACGTGGCCTTGCAGTTGCAGGATCTGATCGACAACTGCCTGAAGTTCCATGCGGACTACTTGGGCATTGGTGACCCTGGTAGCAGCATGGTCAACACTGACTTTGTGAGTCAGCGGCTGGAGCCTGCGCAGATGGCTGAACTGGTCAAGCTGTGGAGCTTGGGCGGCATCACGCTGGAAACCTTGCTGATCCAGTTGGCTGATGGGGAGATTTTCGTTGATGACTTTGACGTTGATGCAGAGGTAGAGGCGACCAATGCGCTACGGGAAGCTCGGATGCAGGAACAGGAGGCGATGCTGACGGCCAACCTGAACGCCCAGCAGCAGGGACAGCAGGAGCAGCCTGAGGAGCAGCAGACGGAAAGCTAGAGCAACGTCAGGGTTGCAATGGCTAGGAAGTACGCACGGGACAAGAACGGGCGGTTTGCCGGTAAAGGTGGCGCTACCTATGGCAATCGCTCTGACCGTGATTCAGACGACCGCTATTTCAAGCGCGAAACCAAGAAGTTGAACGCGGAATCAAAATCACTCAAAGCTCAAAAGGCAAAGCTGGAAAGCAAGCAGCCTTCTGCAAAGGTGGCCAAGGCAACTGCAGGCCTGAAAGCTGCGCGGGCCAAGAAGGCCGAAGCAACGGCCAAGATCAGCGCCAGCAAGCAGCGCATGGCTGAACTGCAAAAGCAGCTTGATGCCAGTAAGGCCAGACTTGGAGGCCAATCAGCTACCAAACGTGGTGCAAAACGCCGTTAGCACTAGCAAGGCAAGCTAGTTAGCAACTCTGCCCTGTGGGCATGTCTGAAGATCAAGCAACGGCTCCTGTGGAGTCCAATGCACCTGCTGACCCTCTCAACACTGAACTCGAGGCCCTTCGTCGTAAAAACAAGGAACTCCTAGACGAAGCCAAACGAGCCAAGGCCAAAGCCCGTGACATTCCTGATGATGTCAACATCCAGGAACTCCTCGACTTCAAGCGCAAGACCGAACAAGCAGAAGCCGAACGCAAGGGCAAATACGAAGATGCCCTCAAGGTCTACGAACAGCAGTTCCGTGACCGAGAAACCAAGTACCAAGAGCAGATCACTGCCCTCGAGCAAGAGGTCAGGATGCTCAAGCTGGATTCCCGTGTCGTCTCCAAGCTGGCAGACCAGGTCCACGACCCTGAAGCGGTCCTACGCCTGGAAGGCGACAAGCTGACCCTCAATGATGCCGGTGAACCTGTCATCAAGGACGGCTACACCGAAGTGCCCCTTGACCAATGGGTAGCTGACCTGCAGCAGCGCAGGCCGTACCTGTTCAAGCAAGCTGCCAAACCAGTCGGCACCGGAGCACCTATCGCCACCCGCTCTACTGGTGGTATCCCTGCTGGCCTGAAAAACCCATTCAGCAAGGAACACTTCAACCTCACCGAACAGGGTCGCCTCTTCAAGACCAACCCTGAACTCTATGCACAGTTAAAAGCAGAGGCAAAGCGGTAAGCTATAGCCAAAGCGGAAGGCTGTGCTTTCCCTGTCGGCTTGTGGCCACAACAACCCTTCATTAAAGGTCCGCTATGGCAACCCTGCGATCCGATGTGATCGTTCC